GTTGAAGGATAAACAACAACACCACTGTTAGTTAAAGTATACACCGGTTGTTTTTTTACTGGTGCAGTAAGCGGAGATAAATTTATATATTTTATTTCTTCATTAGAAGCTCTATCAGCAACTATATTATCTACAGAAACAACTCCAACTCTATATAAGTTATCTGGATATGTAAATTCACTGTTTAGTTTAGTTAAAGCTAATTCTTTATAAAATACACTTATTTTTTCAGCTAAATATGTATTTGGGTCTGAAAAATCACTGGTTAAAAATGCATTTAGTTCATAACCTGCTTCTCTAGCAAAATAACTAGCAAATATTTCATTCTGTGCTTGATCAGCTAATCTATTAAATTCATCAGGTGTTATATATCCACGATTATCTTTGTTTGTTATAACAAGAACAGACTGGTACACATTGTTTATATTAACCATTTATTTATGTTTGTTTTTATTTAGTAGGTATAAGGTTGATTTCTCACCTTATACCAAGTAAGCTAATTAAGCTTTTTAGATAATGATTTCATTAAATCAACGCCATCATCTGTTTTAAAGTATTGAGCTAAAGCAGCATAAGGATGTTGGTCAAATGGTACAGCCATTATTTTTTTGCCATTAGCAAATTTAAATACTGTATTGTCATCTGTTAACATTATTATACCTGTTTCCACAGCTCTGTTTGCTAAATTTCTTAAAGTTATATCTTCATCTTCTGATAATTCTATAAACAATGCAGGATCTTGTTTAGCAAATCTATATGCATCCCGTTTGAGTTCTTTAGATGTTAAAGTAGAAACTGAAGAACCTAGTTCAGTTCTCATTATAGCCTCAATGTGTGAAATATCTAACTCATTAACAAGATTTAAAGCTTCTAATTGATATTCTAAAATATCAACTTCATCTTCAGCAACTTGCTGTTCATCGATTTCTTCCCACAATTGTCCTTTTAAAGGATGATATAATGATAATAACTTTTGTTTAAGAACGTCTTCTTTGTTTACACTTAAAATACCATCTTCAAATATAACGTGAGTTAATGTAACATATCCATCTTGTTCATCTACGAATAAAGATTTTTGATTAGAAGCTAATCTTATTTCTCTGTTTATTTCCATTTCAGGATCAAACCATAATAGAGGTTTTCTAGATGTATGTTTTGTTTGAATAGTATAGGTAACTGGAGACATATCTCTAGTTAACAAATAAGTTCTATCTTTTATTTCCCAATTTTTTTCAAGAAGGGTTTTTTTTATTTTTGTTTGTGTACTCATGATTTAATAATATAAAATAAGAATACTGGGCTCCGAAGAGCCCGTATCCTATAGTTAAAAAAATATTAAGCTTTAAACAATACGAAATTGTTAGCAGCTTGTGTGATTAAACATCTTTCAGTAAGATAATTTAATCTCATTTCATCTACATCAGTAGTAGGCGTTGAAGTTCCAACAGATCCTGTAATCCAAGATTTATTTTTTCTGTTTTCTGTTTCAGAAGCTCTATAACGAATGTGTAAGAATGGTCTTTTAATGTTTGTTCCTAATTGTTGATCGTAAACTGTAGAAGTACCTGCTGGTATTAATACACCTTCAATATCACCAAAACCACCACGAGTAGACCAGTCGTTTAAGTATTTCCAGTCAGTTTTGTAAAAGTCATAAGAACCTCTACGATAACCACTGAAACCTAAAGTTAAAGCCATGTCCTCGCTGTTGTTAAATACACCAAAAGATGTACCTTTAGTACTACCTGCTGCACCAACGTAAGTACCGTTTTGCATAGCTAAGATGTCATCTATTTCTAAAGAAAGTTCTCTGTTTAAAAACAACATGTTTTCTTCAATAGCACCTTGCTTGTCTAATTGTTTAAGAACTGCATCAAAATCAGTAAGAGCACCACTTGTTACTCCCACTCCTGCGCTAGCTCCAAAGCCAGTGTAAACATTTCCTCTTGCTTCTAAAGCTTCAAAGAAACCTTCAGTACCACGAGCATCTTGATTAGATCCAACAGTAATAGAATTAGCTCCAGTAGTGTATCCTAACTGAATAGCTGCTCCACCTGCTACTTTTTTAACACCTTCAACCATAGACATTTCAAGATAGTCTTCCCAACGAAGTCTATTTTCATGTTCTGATTTCATGTACCATAAGTATCCATTAGCTCCATTCTCAGAAGTAACTTCAATCCATCCAATCTGAGCTGTGTCAGATCCGTTGATAGCGTAGTTTTCTTTTAAGATGATAGGAGAATTAGTGAATGTAGCGTAGCTTGGATTCAAAGATTCAGTAAAGTTTCCAGTACCTTTTGCAAATTCAGAGCCATAAGCAATAGCTGTAACTCTTGAAGCTGCTGCTATAGCGCCGTGAGGCTTGTAGGCTTTCATTTGAAATTGTTGACCAGGTCCTACTGCACCACCACCAACACCAACGTTAGTAATAACACCTTTAATAACTTCTCCAGTACCTCCTACTGCTGTAGCGGCTCCAGTTTGAACTTGAACCATTACGGTTTGTCCAATTCTAAAGTTTACTTGAGTTGTTGCTTGTGTTGTTGATCCTAAGCTTGTTGGTTGAGTAGCTGCTGGTACGTTGAAATTTAAAATTCCACCAGAAGCTGCTGCTGCTGCAATAATTCCTGCAGCACCTGCTGCGGGCATAGCTGCTAATGCACCTTGAGGAAGACAGTTTGCATAACGAGTATGTAAACGTCCTTGTTCAGTCCAGATTATCTGATCTGATGTTGAAGGCATTTCTGCCGATACCATACGTAAAAAAGATCCAATAGAACGATTTCCGTAACGTTCTACTTCTTTTTCATATACATCTGGTAAAAATTGTTGTCCCCACTGCTGAAATCCTGCAGCATTGAAGTCAATGTAATTCCCAGCATACATTTGTTTTGTCTGGGTTGGTTGTAATGCGGCTGGTATGCCACTTGTAAACGCCATAATGTTTGATTTTAAGTATTATTATTTATTTCCATTTTATACGCAATTTGTCAGAAGATTCACCAGATACAACTCTTATCTTATTTCCTGAGGAAGTAGTCATAGAGGAATTATCCACTCTTGCATCCATATTAATGTTTTTAGATTTTTTAGCATTTTCTTTTACAGCATCGGCACGGCCTTGTTCGTAAAAATGATTAGCTATTTTATCTGCATTTTTAGCTGCAAATAAAGCTCTGTGATACCCTTTAGCATCACTTACAGAACCGTCTTCACCTAAAAATTCATTAATAAAGTTAGAAAGATCAGATTGATATTCTTTTACTTTTTTGCTATCTTCTATTTTAAATCTATATTTATTATCACCGACCTTAAAATCAAAACCTTTGAAATCATCGGTAAAAACATTATTTGTTTTTTCAATAAATGACTTTTGTAAATTATCGTTGTCTTCTGCTAGTTGTTTAGAATTATTATAATAATCCATTGCTTCNATATACTCTGGAGCAACTTCTTTTTGCTTTCTTAACTTAAGATCAGCGTANTATTGCTCTTTTGATTTAGTGAAATGATTTTGGGCATTATATAATTCTTCTTTAAAAGCTAATTGCTTTGCTTTTATATCTGTCGGATCATCCGACTCTTCATCATATCCGAAGTTTTTGTTGAATAAAAAATCAACATCTTCAACGTCTAAATGAGGTTTTGTAGTTTTATAGTATTCTCTTAATAAAGTAGTGTTATCCATTTTAGTAACATCACGGTTTAGCTTGACATAATCTTCAACGCTGCCGCCTGTTTCATCCATAAACTTTACTAACTTATCTATGTTTTCAGGTAAAATTTGTTTTTTTACTTCTGATAATATTTCTTTTTCTTTAGGCTCTTGTTTTACAATTTTTTTTGTTGTTTTTTCTTCATCATCTTTTATTAATTCTAAAGGTGAATCAGAAACAATAGCATCTTTTTTTTCTTTTAATACTTCTTCTTTGCTTTCAGTTTTCGTATTTTCTTCACTGGGTTTATCGTCCCTCCGCAATGCCACTTCGGTGTCTTCCCCGCTTTCAGTGCTTTGCTTTCCTGTGTCTTGCACGCTTTCAGTTGGCTCCCGGAGTATGGCATCTTTTTTTTCTTTTTTATTTTCTTTATCTAAATTAATTTTAAACACTCCGTCATCTTGCAAACCAAAGTCAGGTTTTACATCACCTTGTTCTACTGCTTTTTCTAAAACAGCTTTTTCTCTATCTTGAGCTGTTGTTGGTGATACCGGAGTGTCTTCTACTGCTTTTACTTGTACTTTTTCTTTTTGTTCTTCCATGATTATATATAATAAAATAGTTTAATTTATGTTACTTAGGTGAAAATCTAGATAAATCAATACCACCTAGTACATCATTACCTTTTGATTCAAATGACTTTGCTGGTTTTCCACTTGAAGGTGGTCCAGATAAGCTTTTAGTAGTAGACTTTATATCTGCCACTTCTTTCGCTGTTTCATTTTGTTTTTCTACTAATTCTTTTTGAGCTTTTAATTCTAATTCTTTAAGTTTAACATTTAAATCATATTCAAATTGCATTAATTCTCTTTTAGTTCTAGCTTCAACTTCTAGTTTTTTAATTTCAAATTCAATATCAGCAGCTCTATATTGAATTTTAGATTCAGTTTTAACTTGTTCAGCTTGTGATTTAGCTTGTTCTACTGCTATTTGAGCTTGACCTTGAGCCTCTGCTTGAGCTGCACTGGCAGCAGCAGCTTGAGCTTGATCTACTTGCTGTTTCTTTATTCTTCTAGACTTAAGTAATTGATTTGCTAGTTTTATATTATTTATTTCTCTAACATCAATTGCATCTTCAAGAAAAATACTACCTTGGCTTAACGCTGTTTGAATATTAGACTCAAGCATTGTTCTTTCTTCTTCGTCAGGTTCTAGTTCTAAAAATATACCAAAATCATGTAGATTCAAATTTTTTAGCTCTTCTAAAGATCCTACTGAAAACATACCTAAAGATCCTATAAAAGCTTCTTTTGTTGGATGAAATTCTAATACATCTTTAAATCTTAATGCTATACATTCAGCTAATGTAGCTGTTATAAACATACTACTTTGTAGTATATGCCTTGTAGCTACGTTACTGTTTGCGGCTGCTAGTTTTTGAACACCTACTAAAGAATTTGGATCTGGATCAGAACCATCTCTAGCTTCATTAAGTCCCGTTACATCACGCATCATTTGTATATACTGATTGTAAGCACCAACTAATACTTGAACTTGTCCACCGCCACCTCCAGGTAATTCTGTTATAGGAACTTTTCCTATATTTTGATCTCCTTCAACTGTTAAAGATCTACCTATTATAGATCCAGTTTGAAAATACATATTAAGTGCTTCTTGAGCATTATAATTAGTACCATTACCTAAATCTATTTCAGCTAATCCATCTGCATCTAAATACACTCCAGAAGGAGTCATTCTTTGTATTGCTTGTTGTAATTTTAAATGTGTTAATTGTATTAAATCAGCATAAGGAGTTATTTTAGATACTAAAGAATTTATGTTTCCTTTGTATATTCTAGGAGCAGAAGCAACATAGTTCATCAAAACTTTATTAGTATTAGACTTAGGTCTAACCATGTTTTGAGCTTTTTCCCATTTTAATAATGTGCTAGTTCCTAAAACTAAACATCCCTCATATAAAACCTCTCTTGATTGTTTTACTTTTTCAAATCTAGTTCTCTTATCTTTTGGAGGATCAAAAGAATCATCTTTACGTATAGCTTTATCTGCTCCAGTAGAATTTTCTTTTATTTTCCAAACATCATGTTCCCAAGTTTTCCAATTAAAATAAAGAACCGATACTGTATTATTATTATCAATATCACTATTAGGAAAAACTCCACCTTGACCAGGATCATTATAGCTAGTCCAATTAGAACCTTTATCAACTAATTCTTTTATTTCTTCATTTTCTAAATCAGGAAATTGTTTCTTAAGTTCATTAAGCTTTATTGTTTTTACTTCTCCAAAATAATAACAATCTGAAAAATTAGGATCTTCTGTATAAGACCAAACTAAATTTGCAGGATCTACATAGTCTAAAACTATTCCATCTGTATTATTAAACGAATGTTTAGCAACTGCTATACCTAAAACAGCTAAATCATAATCTAATCTAGGTTTTAGTTCATCATACTTATTAGTTAACAAAATATTATTTATAGCTTGTTCTTCAGCTATTTCTATACCTTGCTTATAATTTAATTGCATGAACAATTCTAACTCTTCAGTACTTGCAGGTAATTTGTCTTCAGGAACATTTCTAGCATTAACACCTAATTCAGATTCTATTTGTGCTAAAACTTCTTTAGCATTTAAATCTCTTTGTATATTTTCAACAAACTTAGTTCTTTTACCTGTAGATATAGGATCTTGAGCAAAAGCTTTTATGTTAAAAAGTCTATCTTGCATTCCATTTACAACTATATCAACAAATTTTGGAACTATAGGAACAGGCTTCCAATCTAAGTTAAGATATGATAGATCTCCATTTATTGAAAATTCGTCTTTATATTTGTTAATAGACTGTTCACCTCTAGCATATAATCTTAATCTATGGAATTCATCTCTGTTTTGCCAGAAATTTCCAACGCTTTGATCTTTACTAAACCACTCACTTTCAATAGCTCTACCAACAGATAGACCATATTCTTTTGATCGCTTTTCAGCATCTGAGACGGCTTGACTCGGAAAAGTTGTTGGGATTTGCCCTAATTTTTGTGCCATATTTATTTTATTATCTGACTTCTTGATCCATCATTACTATATTTAGAAAATTTAAAATCAAGTGTTTTAACTATTCTTTTACTATTAGGTCTATACATATGTTTTCTACAAGCCATTATGGCTAAACCACTACTTATAGACGCATCATATGTTGTTCTTTTTGATATATCAAATTTAGCCCAGTCTTCTAATGTTCTTTGAAAAAACATATTACCATGGTTTTCGTTTATATATCCAACATGCTCTTCTATATAAGACTCTATAGCGGCTGCGTGTGCTTGTTTTATGTCTTCTGAGGTATTAGGTATTCCTCCTAATTCTGCTTCTGTTTTAGATAACTTTGCTCTAAGTTTATCTGGTCTGTTCATTGAAAAACCTCTATAGCCTCTTCTTTTAAAATGATACAATAATCTTGGTTTGTTATTTTCAGCAAGTATTGGCATACCATAAAAAACACAAGCCATTAAAACATCTTCAAAAAATATTTCAGCTGTTTGAGGTCTAGCTATATATTCTAAAAAAAACTTAGTACTAGGAACATCATTAACCATAGACCAAGTTGTTAAACCATGTAGTGCTCCATTAGAACCGCTGCCATCAACAGTTCCAGATATATCATAAGAATCACAACCAAAAGCCCCTAAATCATTGTTTCCAGGATATTTAATTCCATTTTTTTCAATAACTTTGTTTTGCATGTCATCATTTGGCATCCATGATATATAAAATCTTCCATTTTTAGTTGGTGTCCAGATTACTGAAGAATCTTTAATTCCATTTGCCCAAGAAAAAGAACCTCTTACAACTCTACTAGCCATAATGGTTTCTTCATTAAAATCTATTTGCTCGTATATTTTAGTTAAATTAAATAATGAATTAATTGTTTCATCTCTGAAAGCATGTTTTTCTGATCTTGGAAATTGTCTATAGTACTCATTTAAAGCATCACTATCGTTTTTTAATCCATCTACCTCATTATCCCAGTGCTCAATAACTCCTGTGTATATTGTTTCCCCATCAATTCCTTCAACCTCTTTCTGTGGGCTGTCGAATACAGGATAGCCATACTTGTCGATAAATCCTTC